CCGATCTCTCCCTCCTGAAGTCTCCGATCAGCGCCCCGTCCGGCGAATGGTACAGCCGCACCCGCTGTGTTTTCAGTAGGGCGATCATGGGTAAAAGCTCCCTTACTTGCATATGTAATCGCTCCTCCACTTACGGTATCTCAGTTTTTCCTCGTCCCAATCCGGGTATTTGGCCATGAGGTACGCCCGGAGGGCCTTTCTGATCTCCGTCCTGCGCTCGGAATTGTCATAATCCCTGTGGCACTCAGGGCATAGGGTGACGATGTTCTCTTCTATTCCCTTCCCGTTATGGGAGCGAGGGATAAAATGCGCGTCCGGGTTGCCGGGCCTGCCGCACAGGACGCAGCAATGATGATCCCTTTCCCATACCCACCGTTTGACTTTGAGAGGTATTTCGCATGCTTTTGTGCGCTTGCTTTTCATTGTCTTTTTACGAGCAATAGCTTTGCAGCTCCGTCAATCTGTAGCTGCCGTCATTATCCGGTGTGTCGTCAATCTGCACCGATTGAGGGATTACAAAAGCGGGGACAACACCAAGCGTGAGCGACGGGAGGCCGAAGTAGTAGGCGGAGCCGCCCGTGCCGACGAACCACGCGACGTCAGAGGAGAACTGCGAAGAAAGCCACCAGATATTAGCCGAGCCGTTAAAGGTCTTTTCGCGGCTATTTCTTCCCGTGAATATAGGCCATGTGAATCCCTCGTCCACTCCTTCATTTTCGCCGCCGCCTACCATGGTCAACGTGGGAGCAAACACCTTGCGGGTTATATCCTCGGGGCCGCTGCCGTTATACAACGGGATCGTGCTGGGGATAATCAGCTCTTTAAACTCGTCGGGGTAGCTGTCGTATATCTCGGCCATGCGTTTGTCTAGGTCAGAACCGGCGTACTCCACGCTGTCGCCGAACCGGCACAAGCTGTGTATGTCTTTGCGGATAAGCCCTGCGGTGCCTACGTCAAAATTATTGAGGCAACCGAGGGTGTAGTCAGTCAGCTCGTAGGTTCCGTCCTCGCGGCGCTCGGGGATTTTGACGTTGCTTCCGAATGCCAGTTCTCCTAATTTCATTTTTTTATGTCCTCCTTGATGATCTGATACCCTCCGGCGGCGCGGGCTATCGGCAAACCCGCCCGCGGGAGACGCACCGGGCCTGAATCCTGTTTATACTCGCCCGGTCGAGTTGCTAACGTGCTGTTGTGGGATTGTTAGGTCATTCGCATCACCTCCGGCGAAAGGAGACAGCAGAGGGCGGTGAGCAGAAGCAGCGTTTTGTCGGACATATCAGGTGGTCTGTGTATATCAAAAAGGAGATTTTAAACTCTGCCCATCGGACACCGGCCCAAGATGCCGCCCTCTGCTCTCCCCTTTCGTGCGGGGAGCTACTGCACTTTGTATTTGCAATCGTCGTACTTATGGCGGCGGGCAGCTTTTACCCTGGGCTGATCCGCCGTCTTATCCTCTACCATGGAGGCCATGCTCCGCACCAGTATGAGGGGAGCGTGGCCGTCGGCGGTGGTCGCCATGAGGCGCCCATCCCTGCACATGGCGCGTATGGTGCCGGGGTCTACGTTGATGATCTCGGATGCCCGCTTGGTGGTGACATACTCGCCGTGCATCTTCACCATGCGCTCCTCCAGCGCCTCGACGCTGTTTATACGCTCGTCCACGGCGGCGGTTATCATATCACGCAGCAGTTTGTCAAAGTTATCCATGGCGGTTTCCTTTCTTTATTGGAGCAATAACCGGCACAATTGCACTGTTGATAGAAGCAGGGACGCTGTTCCTATAACAGCTGACCATATTGCCAATATTCTAAGTTTGGTAGCCTCTTTCATTTTGCCGTCCTTTTCGTCCTCTCTCGGTGATATAATTTAAGAAAAATATCAGGAAAGGAGGTCTCCGGATGATTTGTCCATTCACAGGCGCTAAATGTTCTGCTCAATGCAAGCTATATGCAATTGGTTCCAACACCTGTGCCTTTGAAACGATTGCTCGTAGTCTGGTTAATCTAAGTGATACTTTGGAGCTTCTGAAGAAGAAGTAACTGTCAGAAAATCCTTACTTGTCATAAGTATCAAATTTACCTCTTCGTATGTGGCGTTGACCTCTGCCAAGATTAACGCCACTTTTCTTGCGGCTTCATAAATGCGTTTTTCGCTTTCCTGCCTGATATGGATATCCATTCCGTCTTATCCTCCATCTCTAAAACAAATTCCGCGCCATCAATGAAGTAACAACGCTCAATACGGCGGTTATCCGTGCGGTTCCCCAGTGTCTTGACCGTTCCGCCGGGCATTTTTTACGCGCTGCTTCAATCAGGTGCGCTATTGCCATGCCATCCAGTAGAAACGTCAGCATTGTCAACAGATCCTTCATCTTCCCATACCCTTCCCCTATATTGCATCTCCGCATTGTCTGTGCTACGCTATCGTTAGTTCACTGTCAAAGGGAGTGATTTTGTTGAAACGTTTCTCCGCTTTTTTATTGGTGTTCCTTCTTCTTATTTCCTTCTCCCCTGCTTTTTCACATTCAGGTCGTACAGACGCAAACGGCGGTCATTATGATCGTTCAAACGGTGATTACCACTATCATCACGGCCATAGAGCGCATTATCATCCTGATGGGATTTGCCCTTATGATGATGCTCCCTCGGAAAGCAGCTCATCGTCCTCACGTTCGATGCCGTCCGTAACCGTTCAGCCTACTCCAAAACCAACCGTTAAAATAACGCCGGCACCGACACCTTATTACTCTTATTACGACACGAGCGATATATCTAAATCTTCCACCGAAGAAGAAAAATCCTTGGTAACGAAAATCTTAGATGCCATCGAAACAGGTGTACGAGTTATTAGTGTTTTGTTTTTCTTCGTGTTGCCCGTTTCTTTCGCATTTATTGGTGCTGTTAATAAGCGCAAAAGGCGTTAGTTTGCAATAGTGCCGCTCACCGTCTATGCCGTCCGTTCATCGGCTGTAAATAGTGTATCTTTATCCATGTCGGGGAAAAATTTGCTCTGAATTAGACAAGCCTCTGTCCACTTAAAAGGCGATTTCCCTTCTATTTTGTGATTCAAAGCAGTTTGTGTTATTCCAAGTTCAGATGCAATCGCAGACTTTTTAATGCCGCGTTCCGCAATCTTTCCCCGCAAAAAGCTATACGCCATAAGCACGTTCCTCCTTTCAAGTACCATCGTTGGAACTTATATGTGTATTATAGTACCATTGTTTGAACCTGTCAATGGGATTTACCATTATTTTGTACCTTTTATGGAACTTTTTTATTGCACTGATAAAAGAAGTGTTATATAATGAGGGCGCGGAAGGAGGTAATATGGAATGGCACCAAGGCTGGACAAGATAAATGAACTTCGGAAAATGCGTGGACTTACCATAGAAGCGCTTGCTGAATCTTCTGGTGTTTCAGTAAGCACAGTTAAGAAGATTTGCGCTGGAATAACCACAAATCCTAACCTCGAAACGGTAAAAGCTATTGCTCGTGCATTGAATTGTTCGCTCGACAATATAAGCGACAGTGAGGAGTGTATAGATAGCGCGAGGGAAGATTTTATAACTTTATTTGATACTTTGAGCGAAGAAGATCGCGCCGATGTTGCTCGGTACGCAGAGTTTTTAAAATCAAAGCATAATAGTAAAGGATAGCTGTTTCTTCCTCATTTAATCCATTAAGAATATCCATTATCTGCGTTGTCATTTGTTCTTACCTCCAAACATTTGTTCTGTTTTGATAATAACACGTTAGATTCAAAAAGAAAGGGGGAATTTGTATGAGAGTACCATAAGGGGAACTGCGCTCAACGATGTTGCACAAATCGTGCCTCGGATTTGCCTTTAACCGGCAGAGGGAGCGGGAGCCGCTCACCTCCGCCTAAGACGGTGGAGAAGCATCTTGTGAACCGTCCTGAATTGATAATAGCAACTTTGCCGCTCAAATCAAATACTCATAATAGGTGATTCGCTAACATTCTTGTTTTTTCGCCACACATAAATGAAGAAGGTGATACTATTTGTTGTTATATGAACATTTACGCGCCATGAAGGACGCAAGTAATATGACGGCGCAGCAGATAGCGGACAAAAGCAGTGTGCCCGTTGCCACGGTAAACCGTGTGCTTCAGGGCTTAACGGAAAATCCGGGGTTTGATACGGTCTGCAAGCTGGTAAAGGCCATGGGCGGGAGCCTGAACGATCTGGACGAGGATAGGGTGTGTGAGCCGGAATCGCTGACGCAGTTATACGAAAGAGGGTTAGAGTACAGGGAACGGAAGATAAAGAAGCTGGAACGCACGATAATGATAATAGCAGTATTTACTTTTATTGTTATGGCGGCGGTCATAGGAATGCTGGTATATGATATGATGCACCTCGATAAAGGGTGGATAACGGGACTGATTAAATAGTGTAGGGGGAGTGAAATTATGAAGCGTGTAGTATTATTGGTGGTGTTTGCTCTTTTATTGGTAGGTTGTTCGGATATTACAACTGAAGAAGAAGCCGCATTGTATAACGCGGCGTATCAGGAGGGATATGAAGCAGCAAAGAATGAGTGGGGTTACAGTATCGAGCAAAAGGGGCGCAGCGAAGGACACAGCGAAGGTTACAACGAAGGTTATGATATAGGCTATGAGGAAGGATATGAGGAAGCCAAGCGCAGCTTTTACGACGAGGGTTATGTAAAAGGTTATCATCACGGATACGATGATGGCTGGGAAGCCGAAGAATATGAGAACGATTTCGAGTTATAAAAATCCCCCTGGCTGTTGGCGCAGCGCAAGGGGGATCAGAGGTGGGTGCTTCTCCGCCTCCGATTTTAGCATAACGGGAGGTTTTTGTAAATGGCAAGGCAAAGCGACGGGAGGTATAGGGCTAAAGTAACCGTCGGCAAGGATATGAACGGCGACAGCGTGATAAAATATGTATCCGGGCGCACAAGGAAGGAGCTTGAGGCCGCGAAGGAGGCGGTCAAACAGGAGTTCATCACCGGGCGTACCGCGCAGAAGGACGCGCTTTTCGGCCCATACGCCATACAGTGGTATAACGTCTACAAAAAGCCGAACATAAAGGAATCGGCACAGAGCGGATATAAGACGGCACTCAACAAGCACATACTGCCTGTTCTGGGGGACAAGCGGCTCACCGCAATATCCACTATGGATTTGCAGGAGCTGCTTAACTCCAAGGGCGATACGTGCGTAACCATAATCGAAAATGTACACCATGTGTTAGAATCCGTCTTTAAGCGGGCATACTCCGAGGGGATAATCCAGCGGGACGTGACCGTGGGGCTGGTCAAGCCCACGAAAGAAAAGTCAAGCCGCCGGGCGCTGACGGAAGCGGAGGAAGCGGCGGCAAAGAAGCTGATGCAGGAGGAAAACGGCCTGCTGGTGGCATTACTATACTATACCGGAATGAGGCTCGGCGAAGCCCTCGGCCTGCAATGGGAATGTGTAGATTTCAGGAGGAAGGTCATACACGTCCGGCAGCAGGTCAATTTAAGGAAGGGCATGATAACCCCGCCCAAGACAAAGGAGAGCATACGGGATATACCCCTGCCGGACGAGCTGGCAGAAATGCTCGTGCGGGGATTCCCTCAGGCGTTTGTATTCCCCGCCCCCGATGGAACATACTACCGCAATTCCTCTTCAAATAGGCTTTGGCGTTCGCTGATGGAGCGCATGGCAGAGTTGGGGCCCGACATAGAAACGAGAGAGGACGGCGCCTCTATCCTCACGCCGCACTACTTCCGGCATAATTACGCCTCCATACTCTATAATGCCGGCGTTGACGTGCTTTCCGCGCAGAAATTCCTCGGCCATGCCAACGTAAAGGTGACGCTTGAAATTTATTCACACCTTTCAAAGGAAAAAGAGGACGCGAGTGCGGGCGCGGTTATGGACGCTTTCAAAAAAAGGTTGCCAGAAAGTTGCCAAAGCGAAACCACAAAATGAGCACAAGCAATCAAAAAAGCCCTAAATACCTAAGAAAAACGCCCGTGCAGCACAGGCGTTTTTGATGTTTGGTATCCAGCGGCTACCCGTTTTTTATTCAGTTCCTTGCAGTTTCTCGTCCGTAAAAAGCGGCTGTTTATCTATATTTTTCGTTTACGCTCGTTTTAGGATTTGAAATAAAAGGTTGCCAGAAAGTTGCCGGAAGGTTGCCAGTTACGCAGTAAAATATTTTTCAACCTTGAAATCCTTACCGTCTATATCGTTAATGAAATCTTTTGCAAGGCTGAAATAAAAATCCGGGTCTTCTCCCCTGCCTACCATTTCGGCGGTATCGTGGCTATCGTTGTAGTACATATTCATGCACAGATAGTATTTGCATACCGCCGTTATGCCTTTCGTCGCCAGAAACGCCTTGATGGTATCATAGTCCCATTTCTGACCGTATGGGCGCATACCCTTGACTATCTGCCGCGCCTCTTCGGGAGTTATCCGATATGCTATTTCTTCGAGGCAATACATTGTTTCTCTGTACACCTCCGGCAGACGGTCCTTTACCGTGTGCATCATATCAGAGAGCGCATCGGTCACTTCTGTCATATCGGTGTGCCTCTCGGATATCAGGCGTATGATCTCCTTAAAGCTCATTACTCTGCGCCTCCGTTAATGCTTGCAAGGCTGTTGGTGAGTGCGCAAGTTTTATTGAGCAGTTTAAAGCTGCCGCCCGTGGTGTTGGTCTTGACGATGGTAGCATACCTGGTGCGGGTGCGTATGGCGCAAGCTGTGACCTGGGCGCAGCAGCTATTTATCAGCGGGTACTGCTCCGTGCCGGCGCCTATGGTGACGAACACGGGCGCGGTTATAGTGGTAGTCGCCGGGATAGACTGAGCTACCACGATGCAGTATTTCTGATTATCGTTATAGTTGCCTGCCGGGAGGTTGATTATCAGCCCGGTTCCCGCCGTGAAGGTAACGGCCTGGGAGATTATAAGGTTGGGGCAGAGTTTGCATACATTTTTACAAGCCATTTTTTATGCTCCTTTCGAAAATCAAGGGGCAGCATACGCCGCCCCGATATATCACGGCATAGCCGGAATTAGCAGCAGCAGCCGCAATTATTACCACAGAAGGGAGAGTTCCCCGCGTTGTAGGTGTAACCGTTGGGATAGCGGACTACTCCGTACATGCGGTTATCCATCTCAAGGCTGGACACTTTGTCCCTGAGAGCCTGCATTTCGTTCGCCTGTATCAGGGAGCGGGTGGCCTCGGCCTCGGCGTGGATAGCGGTGGTTATGTCGCAGGTGTTCTGGTTCATCTGCGCTGAGAGGTTGGCTATACCGAGCCTCTGTTCACAGCAGCAGTTTGCAAGCTGGTTGGACAGGTTCCGGCCTTCGGTGGTGATAGCGTTGTTCAGCGCGAAGGTGGAATCACATATACCGTTGCCGATGTTAGTCAAGCGGTCATTGATCTGGCCGAAGTGCTGACCGAAGAGAATTTCCTGCTGAGACGCAGCGGTGGCATACTGTCCAAATTCGCCCTGGCGGTTCCAGCCGCCAAAGCCGCCGCCCATCATAGCAAAAAGTATGATAAGGGCGAATATCCAGAAGCCTCCGTTGAAGCCGTCAGTCTTGCCATCAGTTACCGCGGCTATATCCGCGAGAGAGGGCATATTATCCATAGTTCTAAAGTTCCTTTCGATTTATATTCCAATCCCGCGCGCGCTTCGGGTAATGGTCTACCTTAATTCAGAAAGAATATCCTCGGGGTCTATCCCGTATTGCTTGCAGGCCGCATAAAACATCTGTTTAGGGTCGCCGTTGCCTATCATCTGCTTTATCTTCTGTATTTGTCCGGGAACGGACATCATCTGTTTAGCCTGCGCTATCATTTGTGGGTTGAGTTTCCTCGGACTTCCTCCGCTTAGCATTTGTAGTATCGGGTTTGGCATTTATCATTTCCTCCAATCTGGCTATTCTCTGTTCAAGGCCGTTCACATCGACAGGCGGAGCGGGTTTATACGGGGTTATGCTGTAAGGCGAGAGAGAGGGGAACCCCGCCCCGTCCGTTGTTTTAAGCCACACTATGGGGGCCGTTTCGTCCAACAGAAGAACGGAGCTATTAGGGGGCATTTGATACGCCTTTGCGCCGCCCTCGCCGTTCACTTTGACTACTTCGGTTCGCTGATATTGGGTTTGTTGGTTAAAATAAGGTTGGTATGGATACACTGTTTCACGCTCCCTTCTACATGAATTTTGGCATAAAAAAAGAGCCGACAGGATTGCTCCCATCGGCTATTTATCGGCTATTTACAGTGCGTTTTCAGTTGTTTTTCGGCGGCCTTGCACCGCCTTCGTATCTGGTCATATTCAAGGGGTATTTCAAATTTAAGCTGGTACTCGCCCGTCAAAGCGTCGTATGGTACCCCGTCTAAAAGGCGGCGGGTTATCAGCCAGCGGTCTTTTTCGTTATGTATCCATTCGTGTATGAGTGCTTCCCACTCTGACCGGGGGCGGGAATTGAGCAGGGTCTTGTCCATATAATAAGAGGCCGCTTCTCCAAAAGCCTACACCTCCTTTATACAAGATTTGCCCCCGACGTTTGCCGGGGGCTATTGAAAGGGAATCCCGTCCGGGGGCTACTGTTTGTTGTAGTTTGCCGAGGATATGCCCAGCACCGCGCCGAGGAACGTGTCAACGGCAGTGAGGGTGCCAACGAACTCCTCGGGGTAAGGGAGATTCCAAATACCCGCAAGGGCGAAATAGAGAGTGCCTATGGCGGGGAGCCAGATCAGGGCGATTGCCTTGAGAATGTCGTATACCTTGTTCGAGAGTTTCATGTTTTTCCTCCTTTAATTGTTGTGTGCTTCAAGCCTGTCCAACCGGTGGTGGGCGCTTTTCGCGCTTTCTTCCACACGAGCCACGCGGAGGTTTATGCCCTCAATTTTGGTGGCCTGCGCCCGCATATCGAGTTTAATATCGTCCACGCCGCGTTTGATGTAGTCCACGTCCGATTTGAGCGCGGTGTCAATGGCGGTGTCGCGTGTCGCCGCGTCAATCGCGTCCTTTCTTGCGGTCTTTATGTGAGCCAACCAGCCCAGCAAAATGCCGCTCAAGCCTGTGACTATTGCCCATATCCATTCTTTGGTCATGGGTGCTCCTCCTTATTTTTTTAGTGTGCCTACATAGATTTTGCCGTCCACGGATACGGTAGCCTGCAACACGTTCGGTAGCTCTGTCGGTGTCATGCTGTGTGCCTGGCAAAACGCCCGTATGGCCGCAATGGTGTTTTTGCCCGCTATGCCGTCAGGGTCCCCCGCGTCATAGCCCAGGGCGTTAAGGGCGGTCTGTAATGCCTTGATATCGTCGCCCCGCATCATGGGGCTCGTCAGGGTTATGATCTTTCGCGCCTTCACCTCCTCCTTTTCTTCCTCCTGCTGGAGCAGGGCAAGCCGCCCCCAGTGCGTCCAGTTGCCATCGGACAGCTTGCGCTTACATACGCCATCGTCCCGGCCTTTTGCTTCTATGGTGTAGCCGTCGCCGACATATACGCCAACGTGAACCATTTTCTTGCTGCTTTCGCTGTACTTGAATACGAGGTCGCCCGCACACATGGGGGTTTTCCCGGCGTAGCCCCTGTTTTCGCCGCACATACGGTAAAGCCCCTGGGCGTTGGTGTCGCCCTTCATCCAGTGCTTTATGTCGCTGATGTAGTGTACGATGAGGCCGGAACAGTCGAACGCATAGAGAGGCCGTTTTTCGGCCTTCTCCATGAAATATGTGGCGCGTTTATAATTGACGTCGCTGGTTTCGCGCCGTTCTATCCATGCGTAGGGGTCGCTCATGCTGTCAACCTGCTGCCCCTGTGCACCCCAGACGTACATATCCCCGACATGACTTTCGAGGTATTCTATGAAGCCTGTTACTCTGCTCATCTGCGTTTACCTGCCACCGCGAGGCCGAACCCTATCAGGGCTATGGATACCGCATACGCGAGGACGGAGGCGCCGCCGGTCTTGGGTATCACCACGGGATTTTTTGCAATGGGCTGCTCGGCGGGCTGTGCGGCGTTGAAATAATAAGTCTTGCTCACAGTCCTGTTTTTCTGCATGGCGTTGTAGAGTTCTTCTGCCGTGGTGGCGTTGTCATAGGCCTTGTCCTTGACGGTTATACGGAGGGCGGCGGGCTGGTCGGTAACTATGCCGCTCAGGTAATATGTGCCAGCCTCCAATCTCAGGTCGTTTTCGTCCAGCTTTACGCCGTCCAGCTCGATTATAAGCTCCATATCGGTCAGGTCGAAAAACCGGGGTATGCCCAGGTCAACCTTGAGCAGGAAAAGCTCGTTGTTGACATAGGTTTTGGATACCGCCTTGCCGGTCTGGTAGTCCAGCGCGGTTATATCCAGAGTTACAGGGTCTGCGGCGTAGGCTACGGTGCAAAGGCACAGCATGAGCATTACCGCGAGGATACAAGTGAGTTTTTTCATTTTGATTTTTTCCTTTCTTTGTTTTTGTTTTTTTAATTATGAAAAAAGAGCCTTGCGGCTCCTTATTCCGTGTATTCGCTCCATTTGGAGCTGCCCGCCTTGGGCTTGTAGACGGTGGACTTGATGTGCTGCTCGGTGCATTGCCATGTTTTGCCGTTGTAGGTCACTATGGTGTCCACCTCGATCACCGTGCCGTCCTCGATGTCGCTCCACGCGGGATAGGTCACGGTCTGTACCGCCCAATATGTGCCGAGGTTTGCGGCAGGGGGCTTGTTGCGGCTGTATTTGAGGGCGATATAGCCCTCTACCGTATCCCCGGCGATATAGCGGGTCTCAGCGTCCCACGGTGCGCCCTGGGTAGGGGTGGGGGTAAGCCCTGCCCGCGCCGCCGTCAGCACCTCTACAAGGTCGGTCTCGTGCGCCTCTATCTCCGCTTTACGCACGGCTACCAGCGCCATAAGTTCACTGCGCGTCATTCACGTTCACCCCCAGCTCCGCAAGCGCGTCTATATAGTCCTGCGTGGTGGCTTGCGCCTCATGCTCCGTCCAGCTCTGGACTATCGCTTCGCCGCTGTCCTCCCATATTTCGGTATAATAAAAGCCCTCCTTTGAGGGCATGGGGGAACGGGTCACGGGCTTATAGCCCAGCTCCTTTATTGCCGTATCGTCATTGGTGGAGAGGTGCGCCCCTGCGGGGTGCGTCACACCGTTGATTATAAGCGGCGATTGCAGCTCAACCGGCAGGCGTAAATATTCGGGGTATTCCCCCACCATCTTGGCATAGTTTGTGTTTAGCATTGTATCCTCCTTTATAGGATTAAATTATATGAACCGTCTGTATTTGGTGTAGGGTCATAGAGTGTTTCAGATGGAATTGCAAATGTTGGAACGGCTCCGGAATCATCAAGAGTAACACTGTCAGTCCAGCTTGGAGAACCGTTAAACATAATATACTTTACCCCATTTCTATCGTCGCCATTATGAAACGATGATAACCACCAGCTAAATGAATTCCCGTTAAAGCTTTTTGCCCTGCTAACGTGTTGTAGCGGTTTACCCTCTGCTACTCCCATATTGTTGCCAAAACCCATCATAGTGTATGTAGGCGCAAACACTTTACGAGTTATTGCATTACTACCATTAGCATATAGTCGGAATGTTACATTAAGTAAGATAGCACGCAATGTCTGCGGAAGTTGACTATATATAGTATTTTTCATCAGCTTATCAAGGGCGCAATCTATATACGCTAAATAGCCGTAACTATACTGTGTTCGTGAATGTATATTCTTTCTCACCAGCACCACGCCGCCGCTAACAAGATTATCCTTGTCCGCTATCTCATAGTTAGGTGTACCCGCTCCACCGTCCGTGCCTACATTTATCAATGTGCCAAGCGGTAACTCTGATATAGGTACACCGCCGCCCCCCGCCATCATCATTCTACGCCGTAAAGCAAACTGCAATGGTATCATAGCGCATAGGCGCTTTTTATTTTACGGAGGCTGCCCCCCCCCGACAGAATTATTTTACGCATAGTGCACTTATTCCTTTCACATTTTCCAATTTATGTAGCTGTACTTGGTGCTGAATTCCGTCCTAAAGGTGAAGGTAATATCTCCCGTAATAGCATAAGGGAAATACCAAGTGTAGGATTTGACATCATCTGCATTATACATCTTAACAAGCTGATTATTAAAGTAAATATAATGTATGTGACTCACCGGATTAGCAGATATAGCTAACGTTGATCCTTCTGTGATTTTGATTGTTTTATTTCCGTCTTTATAACCATATTGTATACCATCGCATATCACTCTGAACCAGTTAACAGGATCGGAATTCCACTTCACAGTCAATGTGTATTCCTTTGGCTTTTTTTCGCCCATCAGCCTCCTTCGTAGCATAGCTATCATGCACTCACAACCTCCTGTACTGCCCATACACCATTGTATACATCAAATTCGTAGGTCTTATTCGCCTCTATTGCCGGGGCCGCGCCTAAATAGTTCGCCCCGCTCACAAACGACACTGCAACCGAGGCCGCCGTGCTGAATGTGCCGTGCGCCCAGCCGGATGCGGGCGGGGTAAACACGTATGTACCCACAGGAGAGGATACGTTGTATATGGTGTTTGCCGTCAGCGCCGTGCCGCTGGCGGGGAGGGAGGAAGCGGAGGCGGGCACATTCTGCTTTTTGGTGAACAGCGTGGAATGTGCGTTGCCTGCGCCGTTATGTGACGATACGGCGGCGGAAACATTGTCCGGGGTGGCGTAAGTGCCGGCGGGTATGGGGGGCTGATAGTCCGTCCCGGAAACGAGGGGGGTTTGGTAGTCAACGTCTGCCTTCGCCGCCGCCAACTCCCCATTGGAGGCTTTCAACAGGCCGGAAAGGGCCTCGTCTACAATGCCGCCCCAGTATCCCGCGAAATTGACGGAGCTGGCCTTTTTCAGGAACTGCCCTGCCTCGCCGCCTATGGGAAGGCCGTTTGCGGCGCTGCCCACGGTGGGCAGGCCATAAGTGCCGTCGTTCTTTAAAAACAGGTCTCCGTCGCCGGTGGTATCTACCCTGTCGCAGAGGGCTTTCAGCGCGGTGAGGACGGCGGCTATGTTGTCACCGGTTATGCCGCTCACCTCTGCGCCCACGTTGGCGGCGCCGCTGGGCGTTTTAAGGCTGTCCGTGTATTCCTCTATCGCGTCTATCAAGCCCTTCAGCTCCGCGATAAGGGCCTGCACGTTGTTTCCGGCCATGCCCTCAACGCTTGCCCCTATGTCGCCGCCGCCGGATTGAGCGAGCGCGTCTATGAGGTCGTTCAGTGCTTTCTTGAGCTGGTTACTGTTGCTGTCGAATATCGCCTTCATGTCAGCAGCGGACCGCTGGGGGCGGTCCGCTTCGTTGACGATGGGGTTTGTCCACGTGGTTATTTTGTTGTCGGTTAGTGCCATGTGTCCCTCCTTTAGTAAGTAGGCCTTATCCATTCGCCGTTGTGCTCGTAGCACCAGACGCCGTCGATTTCTTTAAGCTTCTTAAAGCGGGCCTGATAGCTCGAAGTATAGCCGAACAGTTCATGGAACATATATTCTTTCTGTTCCTCGCTTGCATCGATTTTTTCGAGGTAATCGACTACTTTAGCCTTTTTGCTGTAGCTTATGCTCGTGCCGTACTGGTCGTAGTCGCTTATGAAGTTATCGCTCTTATTTGCGTAGCTGAGATACGTTTCAGCGGATATCCCGGCTTCCGTCTTGGCCTTCTGATACTTGTTATAACTGCTCTTGCCGTGCTGGGTAAGTATGTCGTTTGCCGCCTGGCTGCTGAAGTCCACCACCCAATCGCCATCAATTATCCTGTTGGCAAGCATGGTCTTGTCATTCTCGGAAAGCGTCTTATCGGCCATGAGCGCGGATACGAGCGCGTTTTTGTCCTCGGTCTTTGTAGACCCGCGAGAACTGTAAAGGTTCTGGTACTTCAAGTATTCGCCAACGGTAACGCCGTTTTTCACAAGCCCCTTGACCTTGTTTATGTCATCATCGGACATTCCTATTGCCATCATGGCGGCAAGCTTCTGCTCGTCCGTCATGTCGCTGTCGGCAACAAGGGTAAGGTATTCATTTTCGGCGTTGCGGTATTTCTTGCCGAGCTGATTCTGCGCCCGCTCTTTAGCCTGAGCCTCTGACAGCATGGGGTTGGCCGCTTCTATCTCGTCGGCGAGTTTGCTTATCTCTCTGTTGTCCGCTCCGATGCTGTTTTTGAGCTCATCATATTTGGCCTTGAAGTCCGTAAACGCGGTTATGTTGCCGCCCGCCTTTTTAAATTCGCCATACGCTTTGGTTTGTTCGGGAGATAGTGTGGGAAATCCTTTCGCCACCCATTCCTTTTGCTCCGGCAGCGCGCTGCGGCCTAAAGTAGCAGCCCGCAGGAAATTGATAGGTGTCTGCGCCACGGCATATTGCAGATTGCCCTTCTTGTCGTACTTGCCGCCCCGGAAGAAGGTTTCAAGGCCCTTGACAGTCCTTGCGAGCTGTGTGCCGCCCCACGAAGTAACGAAGTTGCCGACAGCTTCAAGGCCGCCTTCCCAGTCCAGGTCTTTGGCCGTAGCTTTACCGCCTGCCATGTCGATAAGAGTTTCAACGGTATCCTTGCCCCACATCATGGCATCAGCTGCAGCCCGTATGCCTATGTTGCCGGTGCCGTAACGGGTAGGCGAATGTTCGCCGAATAAATTTTTGCTTGTTTCATCGCCCATGAAACTGGTGATTATGTTTATAAGCGGAGCAGCGTCCACTACAGTTCCGAGAGAAGCCTGCCCCAGTTCCTTGGCATAATCAAGGGCGCCCTTTTCTTCGTCCTCGTCATCGTCATTTATGGCGTTCGTTATGGTATCTACCAAAGCGCCTATAAAATCTAAGCCCACGACTTTGTCACCGAGCACTGCCTGCGCCAACGTGTTGAATGCAAAGGCCGTGACCTCGTACATCGCGAGACCGGCAGCGGCACGTGCTCGCGCCTGCGGGCTCGCCTTCAGATCCTTCACGTGCTCAAAAAATGTATTCCATTGGTTGAGTATTTCGGTCTGGAACGGGGCAATCAGATTGACCACCTTTGAATTATTAACCAGCGCGCCCTCGCCTACGCCTCGGCCTGCCACGCTTCGACGGGTTATGTCGTCCGCATAGTCTATGGCGTTGTCATAGGTGCGCTTCATGCCGGACATGGCCGCCTGTGGGTTCTCGTTATACTGCGCAAAAGCAGAGAACCATGTAAGCTCATCACCCCAGTGTTGAAGCAGTTCCATGCCCTTGCCGGCGAGCTTCTTAGCGCTCAGCCCGTCGCTTTCCAGAATCTCCATTGCGTTGCTGCCGTAGCGCTGGGCCATAAATTGAGATTGTCCTCTTGCTTTGGCTATCTCGGAATCAGGATTGTGATGATAATCCGCAAGCATCTGTATGCCCTGCGCCCACGCTTTGGGGCTGGTCACATAGCTCATTGCGTTAGGCAGGTTTGATGCCTGCACAATCATGGTACGGATATTGCCCATTACCTTATTGGCACGTACCCGCTTGTTGAGATTATTCAGGCTGTTCAAGGTCTGGCGGGAAAGTATCTTCTGTACACCGCGGTCTATAACGTGGTCGCTTTTGCCGCTCATGCCGTCCGTCCAGTCCTTAACCCATTCGATAAAGCCTGAGGCGTTCTTTGCGTTGATGGTATCTGCGCTGCCGCGTATCGTCGTTTCCAGTTTGCGATAATAGTTGGTAAGCGGGTCATATGCAAGTTTGTATTCCGCCATGCCGATATAACTCGCCATGGCGTTCGAGGCGCTCTCAAAATATGGCCCCCGCCCCCGGTGGAACATTGCGCCCCACCAGCGGGATTTGGGTTTTGTCTGGTCGGATACGCCAGCCAGCGCGGGGGATACATCCTCGGTCACGTTTTTGGGCCTGAGGAAGTCGAGCACGCTGTAATCGCTCAGCATTTCCTGCGCGTGGTGGAAATAGTCCTTCCGGGGGATTATCCTTTTGCCTTCATATATGGCCCCGCTGTCTATCGCTGCCCGCTGAGCCTGCGTATTCATTTCCGCTACGCGCAGTTTCTTTTCCAGCTGTACCAGTTCGGTTTTCATGCTGTCTACTTTCGCCTGTTCTGCTGCTATACTGCCCTCGATCTTGGCGAAAGCCTTCGTGTCGGTCCGTTGTTTATTGTTGCGGGTGTCCTGCAGCCGCTGTATGCGGTTCTGTTTTTCGGTTATGGCTCTGGTCATGGCGTCAACCTTGGATTGCGCCACGTCGCGCCGGGATACCGCAGTTTGATATTCTTCCTCGGCATTCTCAAGTATGTTAGGGTAGATGGTCTCCATCATGGAATTGATGCGATTAAGGTAATCTTCGTACACCCGTCTATTGGCCTCGGCGAAGCCCTTAACGTTCTCCCATGTGTCAGGACAATCCCGCTGAAGGTCTGCGAGGGTATATTCTATCAGTTCACCGTCCGGCCCCTGATACTGCCCTTCTCCGTAACGCTGGGCAGCTATATCTTCTTTGCTCTTAGGCTTTATGTCATACTTCCGCATGATCTCCTTATAGGATTCTACTGAGGAAGTAAGGGATTTGCCATAATTGCCGCCCGCCTCGTTAAAAGGCTTTTCGAACAGGTTATACAGCGTATTGCGCAGGGCCTTATTGTTGCCGGCTACCGTATCGAATACGCGGGAAGGTTCTTTGGTATAAAGGCGTTGCTTGCCGCTGCCGAGCAGATTCTTTGCAAGTACGCTGAAATCCTCGCTGGTAAAGTCCTCTATGTTTTTCTTTTGAATGTCCTGCAAGGAGGGCATTTCCTCTGAATGCGTATAGTATTCGCGCCCTAAAGCCTTGGTCTCGGCGTTGACCATGTTGAGGTTCTGTGCGGCCTGGCTGAGATTTTTGGCAAAGTTTTGTTCCTTTTCGGATAGGCTAAGCTGTTCCTCCGCCTTCGTGGGGTCGTCTGCAACAGCTGCTAACGTTTCCTGTGCGGTGGGCTTGCGTAAATTCGCAAGGTACTCCTTGACGCGAACACTTTCCTGTGATACGGTGTTATTGACATCAGAGGTGCGAGTCGCGGCGGGCACTTCTCGCCCGTTGGAAAGAAGCCCCTCGGTGTCGGAAGCGTCGACCGAGCGAGTCGCGGCAGGCACTTGTCGCCTGTTGGAAAGAAGCTCTTCGACGCTTTTATTATTTCGCGTGTACCTTATGTTCTCATCTCTCAACAGGTCTGCAACGTAAGCAGGATTATAAGCGTCAAACACGGAATTTACGCTGTTGTATGGTTCTATAGCGCCATCTACGTCTATCCTAATGGGGACTATGACGGAACCGCCGTTTTCGGTCTGCCAGTCCGTCCACACAACAACGCTGTTGGTATCCCCTTTAGAAATATGGTCAGTGGTGTTGCCCGTTATTATCATAGGGTCGGCAAGTTGATATGGAAGCTCATCCAGTACACCGCGTCCAAGGTTATGTTTGCCGCCGTCCTTTTTGTCAGCAAAAGCGACCTTTCTCGCAACAGACTGATCCATCTGTAAGACGTTATCGGAATTCATCTGCTCCGCAAGAATGCCGGACGGCTTTCCGATAAGTATCTTCTTGCCAGTCGCAGCGCTTCTGTCCAGAGCCGCGGTTATCTCGTTGATGTATCGCGCAATATTGTTCTTGTCGAGCATATCAAGGCTCTTGGCCGCCTCGCGGGTCGCCGGAGTAACATTGGTAAGATCGTTATCAGTATCAGCCCTTTTCCCGCTGGAAAGCCTCATTCCCTCGGTATTGGCAAGGAACTGCCGGCCTATGCCGCTTTCGCTCGTGTATGCTTTATTGGATAGTCTGTTTGCAACGGTCCCTTTTTCAAGTTCTGCGCCTTCTGACTGAAGTTCCGCCGACAGTTCCTGAATAGCCTGTTTTTTTGCGTCTGCCAGCCTTGCCCTATTTGCTTCGGTCTCGCTCATACCCTGTTCGAGGTATGTGTTTATATCCATGCCCTCTGCTATGGTGTTGGCATAGTCGTTTATGAGGGCTGCCCCTGCGGACTGTGTATTCATCACATCCGCCGCCGCGCCCATGCCAAAGCCGCTCAGGAATCCGCCTGCGCCCGCTTCAAGCACCTGGAGCAGTTTTTCCTCAAGTGCCTTTGCCTTAGCGTCCTTATCGTCGAGGCCCATTTCTTTATACTCAGCCACGGCCTTCTTGAAGTCAGACTGGTTACCCATAATGGCCTCATTGGCAAGGATATTAGTTATCTCGGTAGCCATTTCCTCGGACGCTTCTATGCCGCCCTGTTTGAGAGCCGCGAGGATAGTACTTTTAGATACGCCGCCGTGAAACAGGTTTTCTATGGAGAACTTTTCAAAGAGTGCCTCCGCTGCGCCGGATACAATGCCAAGCGCCATGGCCTGATCATCTGTCGCGCCGTTGTTCTTCGCGTCTATCATGGTGTCTACGCCGGCGTTGGAGGACATCATTACCTGCATGCCGACAGACCCGAAGGGAGTCATGGTCATCATATCCGCCATGCTCATGCCGGTCTGGTAGAGAAATGAAGCAATCTTGCCGTTGTTCTTTGCCTCGCCCTCGGTGGTCATGCGGCGGTTGCCGGTTCTGTCGTATGTGTAGTCGCCCTTTGTGGATTCGTACACACCGTTCTCGATCTTTTCGGCTACGGAACTGCGCAAGGTATTGGCGAGGTTGGAGGCATAATATTCGGGCGCGTTGGTGTCTATGGGTTTGCCTGTGGTAAAATCCCATACAGTCTTTATCCCGCCCTGTAAGGCTGTGACAGGCTTTAGCAGGGACGAGGCGATAGATGCACCCACGCCGCCCATTATGCCGTCCTGCGCCGTTTTCTGTGCCGATTCAAGGCGGCTCTGCGTTACCCTTGCGTTCAGAGTAGGGGTTATCGCTTTCAGAAAGGCTTCCGCTTCCTTTTCCTTGCCGTTCTTGGCGAGACGGTTGTATACCTCTGCCTCGTCGTCCGTCATGGCCTTATAGCTATCAGACTGCCACGCAAGGCCGCCGTTCTTTGCGCGTATGCCCGCTTCGTTGCCGCCGCCAGGTATCTGTATCCCGGTTTCCCGTATACTTTTATTTTTCTTTACCGGGAGGGGCTTAGCGCGGGCAGCGTCAATCTTTGATTTCTTGCTTTTATCGTCTTTATACTCCGCAGCGGTTTGTACAAAGCGGCCTATGTCTATTTCGTTTTGTATGTCCCGTTCGTTTAATCGGGCTTGGTTGAGAGTTTCTTTCAGTTCGTTTATTTTTCCGGGCTTGCCGTAGTTTTTTTGATATATGCGGCCCTCATTATAGGCTTTTTCCGCATTTTTTGTTAAGGCACGTGCCTCTTCAATACGCTTCTTTGCATTGGCGTTATACTGGTCGAGCAGGGACTGCGCTGTAGGTTTTGTATAGGTTTTGCCGGTATTCCAGGTGCTGCCCTCGCGCCGGGTAATGCCAAGTGCCTCGTCTTTACGGTCGCGCTGTTCCTCGATGTTGCTCGGTGCAGAGTTATATTTCGTTGTGTTTTTTGTCGTTTGGATATTTCTGTTTATGCCTAATTTAGCGTCCTTTGCCGCCCTTACTTCTGCTTGAGTCTTTGCCATGCGATTTTACCCCTATTTGACCATGCCAGAAATTCTGTTTTTGGTTTCCTTTCCGGTTTTCGGGTTTACCAGAATGCGGCTGGTGCTCTGATCGCCAGGTATATTATTGCCTTTAGTGGTCGCAGACGTTTTATTGCTTCCGCTTCCGCTCTTCCTTCCTGATTTCTTGCTGGACTTCTTAGCGCTTCCATAATAGCCTCCGCCTCCTCCACCTCCTCCGCCGCTGCTCATGTTGGCGGCGTTCGCGAGGGCCATAAGGTAAGGTATTTTGCTTTCCTCATTCTTGGCGGCGTATTCGGCGTACTTCGCGTCAGCTTCCCTCTGCGCTTCGAGCAGTTTAAGGCTGAGGTCGTTGTTCGCGCTTATCTCCGCGTTGTTCTGCTGGGCAAGGGCCTTTCGCATGGCGACATCCTGCGCTATCCTGCTGGTCTCGGAAGTCCCGCTGCGGGCATAGTCATAGAGATTGCCGGCAAGCCCGCGAGCCGCAAGCCGCTCATTATTGCCGATTGCAGACAGGCGGGAGTTTGTATATATGTCGTTGCGGGACGTGTTGTATTGATCCTTCAGTTTTGCCGCCTGTGCGGCTATCGAATTCGCCTGTGCGTCATACCCCGCCTGGAGCGCCGCCTTATATGCGGCAAGCTGTTTGTCATAGGTTTGCAGGGCTATGGCGTTTGCATCGGTGCCGGCGGCATACGCGGAGTTGTCAACGGTATGGTTGCCGCCCACGGTGTATGTGCCGCCGCTTATCGGGCTTTGCGGCGTGGTGGGCGTGACGGGTGTAGGAACCTGTGTAGCCACTTTTTTTATGTTTGTTTCGAGCATATTTCCTCCTTATTTGACATAGCCGCCTACGACGTACTGGACTTGTACGCCGTATATGCCAAAGCCCTCATCGAGCGTGTCGTTTTTGAAGATGATCTGTAGGACGATGAATTTCTTGACCTTTTTATTGAACGCGATAACCTGTGGCGTGTCCAGCGTGTTAAAGGTTATGCGTTCAAAGTCGATATCGCTGAAATCCAGTATATCCATTGCCTTGGAGCGTATCTGAGTATCATGTATGCGGTCAGTAGCCACGAGTATTTTGACCGACGATCTTGTATACGGCTTTATCATCACGCCGCATCCCTTTTTCGTCAGGGACTTCCTGCGGGTGATAGTGCCGTAATTGTCCATCTGTGTAGACCAGATAGCAGTAATAGGCTGCCCGTCGTCGTTATATTTGTTCATTTTTCCCCGGTCGGTGTTAAACCGGCATATCTTGCCGTCAGCCGTGCCGAAAAACAGGCTGCCGTCCTGCTCAAAAAATACCCTTGCGGGAATGTTCGTCCAGTAGTACCATTCATACCCATACTGCACATACGAGCCGCTTTCGGAATAGCTTGCGCCGCCGTCCGTCTTTGCGCTCCTGTGCCGGCTGTCAGCCACGAAGCACTTTCCGTTGACGCACAGGATATAATAGCCGTTCCATACTACGGATACGGCTTCATCAAGGCCGCTTTCCTTAGTCAGTTCCGTGTTGACAAAATAGCTTCTGTCCTGTATGTTGCGTTCCAGTTGTACAGAGGTCGAGGATATGCCGAAAACTCCCTCCCTTGCCAAGAAGAGCGGGTCATCTCTGAGGGTGTCGAAGGCGTACTTGGATATGGCTCCTACGCCCTTTATGCCCTGTTTGATGGGAAATATCACCGTTCCGTCCGTCTGCATCTCGGCAGTGCGAAGGAACACTTCTGCGTCCTGCTGGTTATCATCCTTGACCACCATGAGCGAATCATATTGTTTGATGTAGCCCATTATGGAGGACGTGTCGGAGCCTATCTGCGTATATCCCGTATCCGGGAAATATGTAGGATCGTCAAGCCCGGATTGCCAGTCCCAATTTTTATATTCCGGATTGCCGGAAACGAACACGCGGTTATCGTTGTTGTAGCCGTAATAAGCAAACAGGGTGCATTTGTTCACGCGGTCGGCGTATCCCTCTACCGTGGCGGCGAAATGGATAACCACATTATCAACGCCCTTGCTGTCTGCCGGGGCTTCGGTAAACGTCACTGTTCCGGCGGCAAGGTCTACGGTGTAGTCCGTCGTAGGTGTTTTCAACGTGTCGCCCACGAGCACCTTTGTTACAGCGGTGATGTTTTGCGTGTCGAGATAGTAGGTCTTATCGTTACCGTTGGAATGGAAAGAGTTTATCCTCCCGGTGGACAGCATATTGACCGCTTCCAGGTGTGTGCCGCCGCCCGTGGGGTCTGCGCCTATGGTGGTAGTCGGAATAAAGGCCGCCGTGTCCTCTACATTCTGCACGGTGTATGCGCCGTTGTTCTCCGTTATCACGCGGTATTTCAGCCCGTCGAGCATATACAGTTTGCCGCCATGGGCAAAGGCCGCGCTGCGCTGGTCGTTCATGCCGGTAAACATAAGCGTGACGGTGTTATCATCGTTCCATTTATAGAGTTTATCCTTAGCGTGGATTATCCTTGCGGTGGCGCCGCTTTTGAATACGCAGTAATATATGCCGTTGATCCTTTCGTTTACCACGGTCAGCAGCGTCCGCCAGCCGGGGCGTTTTTCCGGGAATCCCGCGAGGTCGGATATCAGGTTTTCGGCATACGGGGAGCGGAAATCCGCTACCTGTGTGGGGTCGGTGGAAAAGTCCACGCCCCGGAATTTATCATATGTGCGCTGATAGGTCTTGGTAGCCGCTATTTTTTTCGGGGTTACAGACTCAGGCATGAGTAATAATCCTCCGCTATGCCGCTGTTGAGTTTACTTGCCTCGTTAACAGCGGACAGGTACTTGCTGCGGTAATTCTCAGCTTGGAAATTATCGAGTGCTTCCTGGAAAAACCACGAGGCCACGCCATACGGAAAGGCAACGCGGGTAAGCTCGGGCTGATATGGTATCTCCTCGGCAAGCGATTTGATGTACGGCGCTTCGTCCAGCGTTTCTTTCCCCCGGAAAAGCCGCATGCTGTTTTCGCAGTTAAGGCACTCCTGCAGCAGGATATTTATAAACCCGACGGCAAATCTTTTTGAATCCTCGTCTTCTCCGTCTATCTCATAGAGGAATGAAGATGCCAGTTCATATATCTGTTGTCCTGTCATGGGTTCCTCCTTGGTAAGGTGGGGCGGTTACCCGCCCCACTATGATTTTGTTAAACGCACTTGTGGGTGACTACATCGGAGGGATACATACCGCCGCTCACATAGGTCGCGTATGCCTTAATGATGGTCCCTGCGGCGGGATTGGCAATGGCGGCGCTGTACTTGGTACGGGTAGTAGACCAGCGGGGATCAGAGCCGTCGGTGGTATAGTAGACCTCTGCATCGGAGGTGGTAGTAGCTATGGTGGTCGTGGTGCCCTTGGTCACGGTGGGCGCAGCGCACTTCTTGTCCTTGGCCACAACAACTACAACACCGTCGCAGATAGCGCCTATGACAAATGCGTCGTACATGAAGCGGCCCTCCAGCAGGTGACCGGACAGGCCGGGCGGGTCCTGATGTATGCGGCTGTCCTTGATCTTGAAGGGCAGCATAACGGAATTGGACTGGAACGCGATATGCTCTACGTTGGCAGGCATATACGCGGCGGGTACGCCTACGATATTGAGAGTGCCTATCTTGCCCACGATGCCCTTCATAAGCAGCTTGTCTACGGCGGAATCAGCGTACTGGAACTCGCTGGACAGCTTTATCATGGCAATGTGCGTGTTTTTCACAAACACATAGCGGCGGTCGGTGGGGACAAAGTTATCCTCGAAGTAGACCTCTATATCGAGCAGCTTAGAGATTATGTTGCTCTTGGCCACGGCAGCGTCATAGGCTATGGTATGGCCTGCATTGGCGGCGTACTGAGCGAGGGCGTACTTATCGGAGGTGGGCGTTACCTTTTCGCGCATCTCCGCCTCCATGACGCGGCCTGCCTGCTTCATCATCTGCTGCTCGACGTTATTGCCCTTGTCGATGGTGATAGCAAAGGATTTGTCCTGAGTAACGCTCAGTTCCTGCATAGCGTCCTGCAGCTCGTTGGGAGTGCCGTAACGGTTGGTGCCGGTGCGCTGGTAGTCGTTAAGGTCCTGGGTAATGAGATTGGGGATTTTGACGGTTTTGACGCCGACAAAAGAGTATTCCTGGTTGGTTTTTCCCTCGACAAAAGAGTTGTGGGTATAGACCTGTTTGATTTTGTCGGAGTATTTTTCATGTAGATTGATAGCCATTATTCACTTTTTCCTTTCAGTAAATTAAAAGCCCATGCCTGCAAGGAAGCTGTCTTCCTTTTCCGGCTGGGCCTGTGTTGCCGCGCTTGGCATTGCGCGTTTTTTGTTTTCCTCGTGTTTTTCCTCTATCTGTTTTTTGGTATTAGCTGCCTCAAGCTGTTTTTTGAGCTCGTTTATCTCGTGCTTTTGCATAGCCTCAACGGGGGATAGCCCGTTTCCCACGTCCGCCATCACATCGGGCGGTATTTTTTCCGGGTCGGTTATGCCGTAAATTTCGATAAACTTCTGCCACGGCGCAAGCTCGGCGTCCTTTTGCGCCTGCGCTTGCTGCTCTTCCAGCCTGACATTTTCCGCCTCCTTGCCCTTGCATCTCAGCTCGGCCATTTCCTTTACTACCTCGTCAGGCAGGTCGGGATACTGGACCTTGATGTCGCTCATCTCATTCTGGAGCATTTGGGTCTGGCGGTTTTCGCGGAGGAAGCTCAGATATTCGGAGCGGTTCATCCCGCTCTCTTTAGCCCAATAGTCAACCTCCTGTAAAAAGGGGGCGATCTCCTGGATTTCTTTTCTGAGAGGTCTCAATTCCTCCAATTCCTGGCGGACGTGGTCATAGTCGAGGCCTTTCTGTGCGAAGGTTATAGCTTCCTCGCGATTGAGGCCGCGTTCTTTTCCAAGGAATTGTACTGTCATGAAAGGTGGGTGTCCCTGTTCTTCGTTTTCATCCTCGGTTTTCGCGTCCTCGTTATTGGATTCCCGGCTTTCCGCTTCGTGGGTGTCCTCCGCTTCAGCCGGTGTATCCGTATCGGCGGCAGCCTGTTCTTCCGCTTCGTGGGTGTCCTCCGCGTCTACAAACAGATCTGAACCGTCGAATACTTCATTGTTGTTTCCCATTGTGTTTTCCTTTCTGCGTTTTTATATAACAAAAGGCCTTTTAGGCCTATTGTCGCGATTGATTCATTACTTCCCTGCGTGCTTCGGCAACCTGGTTCACAAGCTCCTGCGCCGCTGTATCAGTTATCGGTATTTCTGCGGGCGGGGCTTCCGCGGGCATGGCGGCCTGCTGTGCCATCATGGCCCGCTGCTCCTTTACCGAGGCGATTACCTTATCCTTGTTTTTGATGTATTTGCTCGGTACGCTTTCAAGGTACAGCACCGCGTCAGTCATTATGCCCTTTGCAAACAGGTTATCCATGGTCTGTACCTGCATCAGCTCAGACCAGTATGAGGACGCGCCCACGTCAACGTTCGTGTCGTAGTTGATGGTGTCAAAGTTTGAAAAATCGAGCTGTATTTTATTGATGCTCTCCCCCGTCGGGTTGCCCATGGTGTCAAGCGCGGTGCCGTCCTCTATGGCGGGGACGGCCTCATCCAGCGTGACAATGCGCACGCCGTAATACGCCCGCATTATATCCATCATTATCCGCACGCAATCCTCGGTAAATTGGTATAGGTTCATCCGCTGGATTTCCAGCGGCATTGTCGAGGCCTGCTGCACAGCGATAAAGGCGGAGGTGTTATCGGGTTTGACGTTGCCGAGCGCGGCGTCAGAGGCGCCCATAAAATCGCGGGTCATGGTTATGATCTGCTGTATGACCTCCATGACCTGATAGGATACATCGCCGCCGCGTATGGCTGTTACATAATCGTTTACCCGTCCAACGCCGATGCCCTTTGTCGCTATGGCCTCTCCGGCCTTGTTTGTCCATTTCTTGATTTTGTCGGAATCATAAACGATTTTCGGGAATGCGTTCATGCTGACGGACCGCACATAGCAGGCAAACAATCTGTTGACCTCTATCTGGTTCGGAACGAGGCCGGTGAGGAGCGCCTGCCCGTGGTAGCTGCTCTTTACCTCGTCCCAGCTCATCCATGCTACGGGGTAGAGTTTTAGGCCCGTGTTGATGGGCTTGTTTATCGTCGCCTTTTCCGTTGTGGTCGTGTACCAGATTTCGTCGTTTTCTTCCTTCCAGAGTTTTATCAGTTTGGTGCAGAGGTTTGCATCGTCGCCCTTTTCGCGCTGATATGCATCCGTGTCGGCCTGTATCAGTTGTATTTCTGCGTCGCTCATGCCGGCGGCCTTGCCCTCGCGTTTCAGTTCCTTCACCTTTTTGCGCTGGCAAATGATGATATAGGGCTGTGACTGCACATCGCGGTTGTATGCGTTGCCAAATATCACGTTGATATTGTCTATAGCCTCACACGCTATATCGCCCTGTGCGGCCTGTCCTGTCGCTATTTCGGGGTCAAATCTAAAATACATACATGCGTCGCCGTCTACTGCGCTATCCCGTATCCGTTGGCGCAGCGCGCTTTTAAATTTAGTGTTTTCTATTACCTTCTCAAGTTGCCTGCTTACGGCTTTGGCGGTCATTTCCTTGTCCCGGTCGCTCTCGTGGGGCGATAGGGATACGGCTATATCGTTCGAGGATATAGTGGCTATGACGTAGGTTACAACGCGTTTGAGGAAATTGAGCACGGGCTTAGGCAGGTCGGGAGCGTTCAGCCCCTCCCATTGCCGCCCAAGGTAGAAATTTTCGTTAAGCCGCACGTCCTCGTACAGGTTTATGGCCTCTTTGTATCGCCTGCCCTGCTGGTACTCCTCCCATACGCTTTGGGGGTCAGTCTTCGTAATCGTCATTCTGTGCTCTCCCTGTATAATTCAGCATGTTATACATCTGCATATTCATTTTGTCGGCCCGTGTGCGGCGGGTATCGTCGTACTGCACTTGTAGGTCATCGTCAGGCTCGTATTTTTTTCGCGGCGCCAATTTGTAGGCGGTCAGATACCCGCCAAAAAACAAAATAGCGCCAATCACAGCGCCTATGAGGTATTCCATTCTATCCTCCGTAATCCATAAAATTCTCTATCTGGTCGTCAAATTCCAGCGGCTCGTCCTCGTCCTTCGGGGCGAGTATTTCCGCCGGGCGCGGTCTGCCGTCCAGCAGATAACGCAATCCGTCCGGGGCATGGGTTATGTCGTGGGGCTCTGTCGCGCAGTCGCTCGGGTTTTTGTCGTCATGCTGGAGCAGCGGCAAATCCTTTATCAGCTCCGTACAGTTGCTAAATATTTTTAGGCGTGGCTGTGTGCCGCCCACGCCATCGGGGACAGGGTGCAGCCACTCCGCTATATTTTGCCATCCTGCCACTCTCCCGTTGCTCACTGGTGTTAGCCGCAAACCGTTTTCCGCAAATATCTCCGCCTGGTATTTGCCCGTGGCCCTGTTAGTAGCCCACATATCACGCGGCGCAAATGTACACTCTATTTTGCTTTCCTCCGGCGTGCGCTCCAATATTCGGTGCGCCGCCTCTGAGATGATGAGGTTAGGCGCGCAATACTCGTTATACACATAGCAGTTGCCCAGCTCGTCAAATGCCGCCCAATAGCAGGCCAGCATATCCAAACCGTAGTCAAATGCCCTGTATCGCTGCCAGTAATCGGGTATTGCAAACGGTGTGACAACGTGTATATCGCGTCGAAACTCCGTGAAATACTGCCCGACAAACAAATCCCAATCGCCGTCCAGGTGTGCCCGGCGCATATCTTCAGGCAGATTTTCCAGTTTGCGAACATAATCCGGGTCGCGTTCCATGAGGACGTAATTGTCGTATACCTTTGCCGGGATAAAATCATAATCTTCAGGCCGCTCACTGTTGCGGTAGTCGCGGTCGATAAATAATCGTTTTACCCATGCGTGGCCTACTCCGCCGGGGTTGCAAGTGTAATACATGCGCGTTGGGTAGCCGGGGCCGGATGGACGGTTAGAGGATACGATCCAGTCCATCTGCTGCTCCGTAAACTGTGTGGCCTCCTCCATGCCTATAACGTCGTATGACTGGCCCTGATAGTTGAGCGCGTCGGTCTCGAGATCGGAAGAGCGTCGTGTAGGGAAAGAGTGTA